ACCCGTGAAGATGAGGGCTTTATCAGCCGCATCCTGAAAGCCATCAGCCCCGGCACTCACACATCCATCAGGGCAGAACTGTTAAACAGGTACAACCAACTGAGCGTCATCGACAAGATGCGTATCAAGAAGATGGGTGGTGCTGCGGCTATGGCAGATATCTCTGCTGAATCGGCTGCCTTGTTGTCTGACCTTCGTGCAGGTATTGTTGCCTCTGCCCTTGGTGTCCATGACAAGGTGGGCGGCGCTCCTGTTTACGTACAGAGTTTTTACGTAGTGCGTAACGGGCAAATCCTCCCGCGCCGATACAAAACTAAGGCGCTGGCACAGGCTGCGGCTGGAACTACTGGTGAGGTACGTTCTGGTGGACACACAACCGTGGTTAACTTCAACGGTGATGTGAAAGGCCCGCTTGCAGTATTTGCTCCATTGGCGGCTGTAAACGACCCAATGATCTATCAACTTTACCAATTCTGGGCAGCAGCCAAGCGCGGTAAACGGTTGACCAAGGAAGGCAGAGAAGAACTGCTTACCCCAGCAGATCAGGCTCACGCCCAGTTCTTGGAGAAGAAGTACCCCATGTTTGTACAAGTCCAAAAGGACTTCATCAAGTACAACAACAAACTCGTTGACTACATGGTAGACACAGGGGTGCTGTCTCCAGAGCGCGGCAAGATTTACACGGAACACGCCGACTACCTGCCGTTCTATCGTCAGATCGAAGGCTTGCCCACTGCTGGGCCAAAAATCTTTGCATCTATCTCTGGAGTTAAACCTCCCAAGGCATTGAAGGGCAGCGATGCCCGTCTGGATGACTTCCTTGAAACGATAGTGCGTAACACTCAAGCCGCAGTAGAGGCGGGGGTCAAGAACGTGGCAGCCCAACGATCAGTAGAGGCTGCTAAAGACGTTGGTCTTGCCGTGAAGATACCGCAAGGCGATGGGATGCCAACGACCGTTGTTGTGCATGAGAACGGCGTACCAACGTACTACGCCTGTGGCGATGTTCTATTCGTAAACGCCATGAAGAGTTTGGGAATGTCAGACATTCCGTTCCTGAGCCTCTTGTCCATGCCAGCCAATCTGCTCCGTGCAGCGGTGACCAAAGAACCAACCTTCATGCTGGCAAATATGCTGCGTGACTCGTTGTCTTCCTATGTCACCTCTGGCGTAAGCATGACCCCGGTAATCGACACCGCCAAGAACTTTGCCATGTCAATGGCAGGTAAGTCTCCTGAGTATGACGCTCTGCGTAAGGCGGGCATCATAGGTGGCTATGAGTTTGCCCAAGGCGTTGAAACCAGCGGTCGTAAGTTGGGAGAAAAACTCAAGGCGGCTAACGTCAAGTCCACTGGTCTTAAACGGGTGGGTGAGATTGCGGCGTCCCCAGTCACCGGGATTTGGCAATTCCTTGAAAAGGGCAGTGAAGCCTCAGATGCGGCTACCCGTATCGAGATTTACAAGCGCACTTTGGCTGAAACCGGCAACGAAACAGAAGCACTGTTTAAGTCTCTTGAGGTAATGAACTTCAACCGTAAGGGACGTGCTGCTTCCGTAAGAGTTCTTACGGCGGTCGTACCGTTCTTAAACGCACGGATGCAGGGTCTGGACATCTTGTATCGTGCAGCAATACAGCCAAGTATGCCGGGGCAGTCACCCACCGATAGGCAGAAGGAACTTCAGCACAAGTTCCTTGTGCGCGGAGCCACGATGGCTGCCTTGTCTTGTTTGTACTGGGCGCTAACCAGCGATGATGATGAGTACAAGAAGCAGGAGCAGGATACCAAAGACAACTATTGGTTGTTCCCTTCTATGGGAATTAAGATTCCAATCCCATTTGAAATTGGTGTGCTGTTTAAGGTGATCCCAGAACGCATCATGGCTTTGTCCTTTGGCGATGATTCGTTTAAGGACTTCCGTCAATCAATGACGAATCAAGTGATCTCCACCCTGCACTTCAATCCGATCCCACAGGCGGTCATTCCTATTGTGGAGAACATCACCAATCACTCGTTCTTCACGGGTCGAGACATCGTGAGTCCGGGCGTGGCTGATTTGGAGGCTGGATATCAAACCTCCGCTTCCACATCCAGCCTGATGGCGGACTTCGGAAGGGCTACTGGTCTCTCTCCAATCAAACTGGAGGCCGCGATCCAAGGTTACACGGGTCAGATGGGTATGTACTTGGTGTCTGCCTTGGATGCCATGTATGAGGCCAACAGCACCATCGAGCGCCCAGCCAAACGCTTCGAGCAACTGCCGCTGATTAAACGGTTTGCTATCGATCCTGAAGCGCGGGGTTCGGTGACTGCCTTCTTTGAACTGAAGGACAAGGTAGATGCAGCCGTCAAGACGGCAAATATGCTGGAGCGTGGTGATCCAGAAATTTACGACAAGTACCTTGAGACCAATGAAAACTTGCTGGCGTCCAAAGAGTACATCAATGTGCTGGCGTCTGACCTAAAGGACTTGGCAAAGATGAAGGTGATGATCCGCGCATCAGATGATTCTGCGGAGGTCAAGAAAGATGCGTTGCTGGAGATTCAGCAACTAGAGAACGAACTGACAGCCAACATCAAAGACCTTCGGAAAGAGTTCAACCCCTAGCGTACATCAGGCGGTGGATGGTTTGGTTTAAAACATCCAACTCATCCACCTTCTTGATGCGCCATAGGGCCTTAGTCCCATGCCACCCGTTCGTGCCTTGGTGGCAGTCCTTGCATAGTGGGATGCAGGTGTAATGTAAACGCTGCTCTATGTGGTGAGCATCGCTTGGGCCTGATGCCCCGCACACCCCGCAGTTCATTTCTTTAATGGCTGCGAGGTGGAGGCGATCCGTCTTGTTTAAGTTCTTGCTATGCATACCGTGTTTCTATGACTTCGCCGTTGTAGCCAAGTATTTCGATGATGAGCGGCTGGGATGGGCGCCAATCAGCCAACTCCAAATCTTTGCCAACAATCGGCAAGCCCCACGCTGCATACAAATCGTCCCACCCTACTTGATCCAACGGGTTTTTTGTTGTTCCCGAATTGGTGGTGGCTCCGGGACAATTGAATCTATAAACGTACCCGTCTACACAAAAGTTAGCAACCAACTCCCCGTTTGGAAGGGCGCACACCTCTTCTGGCAACTGCTCTGCGCCCACCTCGTGATCACAGTTGTAGTTAAACATCACTTGCCACACGGCCCCAGTGCGCGTTCATAGATGTCGTCGCCCTGCACTTCGCGAAGTTTCTGCATGTAGTGACGGGCCTTGTCCCCATCGTCATGCGATCCCTCCTTGCGTCCAGAGCGTAGTGAGTACTTGACTATGTTGCCCTTGAGGAACCCAACAAACTCCTCATGCGTCAAGAGCACCTCCATAACATCCCAAGGCTGAATAGGCATGTCTTTGTAATGCGATCCGCCAATCTGGATGTCGTCAGCAGAGGTGCCAAACGGGAATTCCTTAATCATGTTTACTCCAGTCCTCTGTCATTTCTTTGATGTGCCGTATCGCGCATTCATAGTGCTGCGGCCCCCACTTCCAGCAATCAGGAGCATGAGTCCCGATCCGCTGAAACCGATTGGCCTCGTAGTACAAAGCCTTGCGTAAACGCTCAATCTCTGCATCCTTTTCGTTTTCAGTCATAGTTCTTTTGCTCCAATTTAAGTCTTCTATTCTCACAATTAACGCGCTGCCTAATACGCTCTTGAGTAACGCCACCCATACGCTCGCCAATGGCTTTGTACGTTAGACCCTGCTGTCTCAGATTCCATGCGTGTGCATTTGCAACCCGTTTCCGCAAGGAAACAAGTTCCTTATATGTCAGAGATGCAAGTTGTTCTTCTATTGTTGGTTCTGGTGGAGCATCCAATTTTGCCAAAGCCCACTTCAGTAAACCCGCCCTGTCAATACCGGGATGGAGCCTACGTTGCTCTTCTATCAAACGTGTCACATTCTTTTCGGCGGCTTTTGTTAATTCAGCAAGTTTCTCACTCATGTTTATCCTTCATAAGTTTTGCCATCAATACGTTGTACTCCAGCGCGGCAAGCGGAGTCATCTTCTCTTGCATTAACAAGTATTGCCGCATGAGATCAAGCCGCCTATCCATCTCCGTCTGCATGGCTTTCTTGATGATGTCTGGCTTTGGCTTGTCCATTAACGAATACCATGCGCCTTCTCGATGGCTCTGGCAAATTTCCAGAGGGCTTCTTCATCCATTAACTTTTGCATCTGCTCATCCGTCAGCGGCTTGCGCTTGTAAAACCCAGCAGCGTTTAACACCTCTTCCAAATTTGGGCCGCAGATTTTTGTTGGCATTTCTTGTTGTAAAAGAACAGCACGAAGTTGTTCCAACGCACTTACGGCATACGCTTCGTTATCACCATTTTTATCATTCGTATGATATTTAAGAATGACCTCAAATGCTTCTATTGCGGTTTCGGCTGCTTTGCGTAGGTCACTCATGCTCACCCCCAATCCCATGCTCGGCTTCATCTTGTTGCTTCTGCGTAACCAGCATCACCATTAAGTAGGCATCTTGCGGTAAAAGAACTTTGGCATTTCGCATAAAACGCTTTAAAAAATTCTGAGACTGCGACAGTGCTTTGTTAATGTTTGCTTGTTTGTTTGCTTGGTTAACCTTGTTTAACTCATGGCATAGTTTTAGTATGTAACTACCCTTCGCCCGCAATGCGGATTTTGCTCTTGGTAGCCAAGTTGGATCATCTTTGTAAAAACTGTGGCCTGTTTCTGAAAACTCTATCTGTGATTTAATTGCATCGTATTGCTCTTGAACAGAGTCTCTTTCTTCCAGAATCTCTTGTGCAGTTCTCATGCTGCGGCTCATGTGCGTGACCTCTCAGGCCAATCGGCGGGGCGGTCTGTCCACTCAACATCCATGTACATTGACTCTTTCTTAGCCGCCCATTTCGCTGCCTTATCTGCTGGCTCATGTGCAAACGCTGCCCATGACCAGCCCTCACCATCCCACCATCTGTAAGTGGCGTGGAACTGCTGGTGGTAATGCTTTGTCGGCCACCAGCCAATGCTCGGTGGGACACCCTTCTTCCAATTCATCTTTACTCCTGAACAACCAGCACACTTCCATACTTTCAATCGAGGATTAAACGTCCCGCCTAACGCGACCTTTTTCTGGTCACAGGTAAAGCAAACGCGAGTGAACCCAATAGTGGTTACCACCTTAACTTCCGCTCCGTATTGTGTCTACGATTTCTTGCGCGTTGTTGTCGCTGACGCACAGACCAAAGACGATGCGGCAGCAGCGTTCACGCTCGGCGGCTACCATCTTCCTGCACATCAACGACCATGCCGTATTAGCGCGAAGATTGGCCTCTTGAATGTCTACATCGCGTTCTTCATACCGTTTCCGGGCTACAAACTTTTGCAACTCCTGCCACATTTCCTCGGCGTTGTTTGTGTGAGCAGTCCGGTAGTTAAGAGCGTGCCAAGCCAAAGAATCTTCTTCATCCATCACTCAATCCTTTTTGAGTTCAGCCGAATAAACTCGGCCAGTTTGTTTAAGTCATGCAACTGGGAAGAAGACACAGCCCTTGGCAAGCGATAGCCTTCAGCCTTGAGCAGCACCATCAAGGTCTCGCGGCGGCTGTCTTCCTTAACAACCTCAAGCAACATGGCGATCTCCTTCGCCTTGTCCCAGTCAATCACCTGCCATCCTCGTCGGTTTTATCTTTTCAGGGCAAATCAGCAACGAACCATCTTTGTTTAAATAGCAACGGTAGATGTCGTTCTCATCTTCTTCGGGCATCTCAGGCGGTTGAGTACAGGCGCACAGCAACGACGCCAAGATAACTACTAGGACACGCATGGTCGTGCAACTTCACGCAGCCATGTTGCCAACTCCTTTGCGGTAGCATCTTCGGGCGGTTGCATATTGTTAGGTATCTCCCACCCCGTGCCCGTTGCCTTTAGTATTTCTTCGATGGGAGTTCTATTACGCATGGAATCCTTGGCGGCTTGACTAGCCACTCTCCATATCAAAGCCATGCAATCACCCCCACGCAAAAAATAACTAGTCCAATCATTGCCAACATAAACACAATAGAATTTAAAAACCCAATCTCTTCTAGTTCTGGGTTAGATAACCCACACACCATAGGGTGAGGGCAATTTACCAATTTGCCTTGGCATGACCCGCTACACAAATCACTTGGCACTTTCATCATCACTCCTTTTTGGTTGTCTCGGAGGCTTCTGGAAAACGATTTCCTTGGTGTAAAACCTGTGTCCGTTTCCGCACTCTCTGGTGCGAACCTCTCGCCGTGTTGCTTTAACTTCCGTCCATGCTCCGCATTCAGGGCATGGGAACCCCGTAGTTCTGGTCATTTACAGCCTTCTTGGAAACCATTTGGGCCAGCAGCCACTTATCCCCAAGTTGCTGGACTGCCCGCGCCCATTTTAATTGGTTCAGCCTGTTAAGGCCGGGGCTTGCCAAGTCACTGTTCCACAGAATCCTCGACCTCTTCAGAAGTATCGTCTTCATGTTTCCACCTCTCCATTGATGAGCCGATCCAATAGCCAGCCTCGTTTACGCTCATGCCTTTTGCAGTCATCTCATCGACTGTCATGCAACGGCGGTCTACACCGTAGTCTCCAGTCCTGTGCTTGTCAAAGGCAGTTACGCTGTTAAAGAACACCCTGCACCCACCGCATTGGTTGCGGCGTTTACCTACCTTGAGTGTGGTCATCGCTTGATGTTCTTGCGTGGGCTTTTCAGGGGCGCTCTGCTAATCTCAGCAAAGGTCGAAGGCTGAGTGCCAACACCCCGGTCAGAGGCCCATGCTCTGGTCGCCTTGTCCTTCAAGGTCTGATGATCCCTCATCTGCTCCGGTGACATTGGTTTTTTCATGTCCATCCTTTTGATAAAGTTTGTTTAAATCTTCAACAACCAGTTCAGCAAATGACTTTCCTGATGGAAACCTCATCTTGGCTGCTTTGCTTGCATTAACCACGTTAATAGATGAGTTAACCCCATCATTAAACCCAGCACAGTATCTATCGCCGCCGCTCATCCTAGAGGTGATACCTTCGCGGATTATCTGAGACATAGATATCTTATGCTTGTGGCTGAATTTCTTTAGATCAGCATATGCTGGGTAATCCAGATATGCCATAAACGGTTTAAGAGAATGGGTCATACTGTTCCTCGAAATCTCTAACAAGTTTGTCAAACAGACTCCATGCTGCTTTGTTGCCGTTCAATTCAGACCTAGAAGAAATCTGGCAATATGCACATATGGTTTTTGCCGCCTCCTCTTCTGAGGACGCGCCCATAAAACTTTGGAACGATTCAGACTTAGAAAGAATGGCAGAATGTTTAACTCTGTTGTCGTATTGGGTTGGTTCTTCGTTGTCTTGAATCCGTACCAACGCAACGGCGTACCGCGACCCGACGAAATCCCGTAGCAATTCCTCGGGAATTTCATCGGGGTGCAAGGACAAAGTCAGGACGTATCCCGTCCTGTCCTGCTTCAAGGCAACCTTACGGGCCTCAAACTGGAGGGCCATCTTTGAAGCACACCGTTTCAAGGTAAGCCACGATGGTGGTCAACTGCTCAATCCGATTCTGCTGAACGATCAGCAAAGTCTTCATGTTCTCAATCAACTCAGCATCCTTGTTCAGCACAGCCCGCACCACGGTCTGCCCCTTGGTTGCCTGACTCTTCTTGGATTTGGCTTTCCGCACCTTTTGGGCAACGGAGTAAACATAGGCCAAAGTTGCGCCAGTATTAGCCACAACTTCCGGTGCTTTAGCAGCAGGATGTTCAGCCATATAGGCCCGAATTTTTCCGGCGAGGTTGTCTTTCATAATTTCCTCCATGTTAGAAAGGCACGTCTTCATCGTCAGTAGATGCTGCGCGAGGCTTCTCGGCATCAGGCAACCAGCGATTTACCATGATCGACAGATACGTCTGTCCAGCATTGGCCCCGGTCTTGTACTGCTTCTTCCAGCCAGACAATTTATAGATCAACAGGCTGCCATCATTCTTGAGGGCAGTCAAATCCTTGGGGTCGATGGCAATCTCGCCCCAGTAGTCAGGCATACCCTGACCCTTAGATGGATTAGCCTTCAGCGTTCCGTAGTCCGCCTTGAATTCAAACTTCTTTTCGTAATCAGCCATCACAATTCTCCCTTAGTAAACTTGACTTTCATTTCTGTAAAGACCTTCTTTACACTTTCAAACAGATCAGGATGATTTGACTTCAGTCCATCAACCTGCGTCTGATTTGCCTTCCAATACGCCTTCAGCCCCGCTTCGTCCTTGCAGACTTGCGTGACGTAGTGCAGCATGGCATCGACAAACAACTCAGCCTCTTCCCTCGACTTGCCAACTAACTTCGCCTCGGGTTTCGCCTCTGGCTTGGGGTCTGCCTTGATCTCTTGAGGCACAGGAGTCTCCCCCTCCTCTGGCAGGTCTTCACCCGCATAGATATACAGGCCAAGCCCGTGTAGTGCGATGCACTTCACAAGGCACCGCATGATCGCGGTGTTTACCTGACAAGCGTCGGGCGCGGGGATCGGCTTGTTCCGGTGATCCATCACAGGAAGAAAGCACAAACGCTGCTTTCCAAACAAGGTGACAGCCACCCATACCATCGCGGTGTTGCCCACCTGCATATATGGCTGGGTCACCTCGTCTACGTTAAACGTACTGACGTGGAACGTGGCCTCGGGGTCGGCCTTCAGAGCCTCTGCCCATGCCCATGCCCATGACAGGTAAGACAAGCCATTTTTCTTCTCAACGTGATCGTTCACGTTGATTTTTAAAAGGTCAATCGAAGTGGTCATTCTTCTCTCCTTGGAATTGTTGGCACCAATCGGCAACTGAACAATAGTTGCCCGTGCATCGCTTGGGTTCACCGGGACGTGTTTCGACGTATCCTTTCTCCTTTTCTGCCAACTCATTGGCTTCCTCTATAGTTTTGAACAACTTAATAGCAGTCTTCCTGCCTTCTCTCTTGACTGCGTAAACAGTCTCGCTAGTCCACCGCTCTTCATCAGTACATGGCTGAAGTTCATCGCCCAAATCTGCGGCGACCTTTGCGTTGCGGTGCATCTCCAGCCGCCCCTTGATGTACGCCTCCGTTTCCTCGTTTGACCAGACCGGAAGGTCAACCATGTGGATGGGGGCCTTGGGGTACTCGTCACGCGCATCATGGCGGGAGAAGTCGCGGATGAAGGCACAGACCTTCAGCGACACAACGCGCTCGCCCTTCGTCTTCTCTACAAGGTACTTGTAGATGTTTAACTGCTGAACCCATTCAGCCTTTTCGCGCATCACCGACCATGCAGAGGTCATCTTGTAGTCGATGATCTCGGTGCCGAATGCGGTGTTGTGCTGGAGGTCAATTGCTCCGCTGATGGTGACGCCATCAATCTCAAGGAAGAGCCTCTCTTCGCTGACCCAGCCCTCAGTCACGCCGCGCTCCATCACAACGTGCAAGGCGCTGCCAAGCATAGACCAAAGCATATCTGAGACATCGGTCTCGATATTGTGGTCGTACTGTTCGCGCAGCCGCCTAATCTTAGGGGGCGACATCAGTTCGGTGACGCTATAGGAAGCAGCGCCCTTCGAGTAGTATTCGGCATTGGCAAGTGTCAGCAGCGGGGCTGGCACTCCAAACTTGTTTGTGACCTTCATGGTGCTCCTATGACTCAGAGCCTAGATCATAGTGCTATTGCGAACAGAGCGCAAGCGGTATCGATGATTTTTTTTGGTGAACCTGCATCAAAGGCCAACTCACGGCGGGTTGTGCGCTTCGGAGGGATGTCCCGTTTAATCAAAAGTGAGAAGGCGTTGACCTACTCAGAGTTGTTTAAACAACAGGCTGTGCCCATCAGCCCCCTGCTGGATGGCGATCTATGCGTCACCATGCATATCTACTACGCCTCACGGCGTCCCGACCTTGATGAGTCCTTGATCCTTGACTTGCTTCAGGGCGTTGTTTACGTTAATGACCGGCAGGTCAAGGAGAAACACATCTATTGGCACTTGGACAAAGAGTTCCCCCGGACGGTGATCACGGTGACAAAAAAAGACCCCGCACTCGGCGGGGTCAAAAAGGAGAGAGAGAAATGGCCCCGCTAGGGGCACCTCAAGTGTACAACAAAGTGCTTGACAGGGCCGTGGCATCGGCCCAGAATGCAATCATGTCGCCGTGGAAAGCGCCTAGTTGACCGTTGACTCATGCCCCTGCCCCCAAGCGACGAATGTGCGTAAAGGGTTTCCACCGGGGGCAGCAGTCAACGGTCACTAGTAACCTCCACGGTGCATCGGACTCCATCCGATAGCAAGAGCGTACCCCCGCTGCGTGGAAGAAAAGGGTTACACGGTACGTCTTAGTACTAGGGGGCAGTTCCCGAACAATCCGTGCGGCTGGTCGAATCTTGAAGCCGAGGGGTCAAGTCAACGCTTGACATCAAGATACCCTTCGGGGTGATGGCATACCCTCCTATACCCTACTATCATGGGGTAGGGGGGTCTTTGGATGGCATATAAGCAATGGCCCCCTAAGGGGCCTATAAATAGGAGAGAGAGATGGATATAGGCTTAGAGGTGGGTGTCCTGCGGGATGAATGGCATGGGCATATCAAGACTACCGGGGCTCATTGCCCCGTCTGTGATCGGTGGGGCAAGATATATGGCATCAGCCTAAACCGGACAATGGCGAAATCCTTGATCTGGTTGTTGGGTGCCAAGAAGGATGAAGATGGGTGGGCGGATGTTCCCCAGAATGCCCCGCGCTGGATTGTTCGCAGCAATCAGTTGACCACCCTCAAACGGTGGAACTTGGTCGAACGCAGACCCAATGACCCTGAGTCCAAAACAAAATTCTCTGGTATGTGGCGACCGACGGAGTTAGGATGCTCCTTCGCCAACCGCCAGACTTCCGTCCCCAAGAAGGTGTTTACATACCACGACGTTGTGCAGGGGTTCAGCGATGATCTGGTCACCATTGACCAATGTTTCGATGAGGTCTTCGACTACGAAGCCATGATGTCGGAATCCTTCACGGGGGAACTATGAGAAATTACAAGCAGGAATACGCCACACAGAAAGCAAGGGCAGAACACCCAGACCGGATGGAAAGGCAGCGAGCCAGAAGGAAATTGGACGCTAAGGGTGTAGACAGGGCTGGTAAAGATGTTGCTCATGTGAAGGCCCTGTCCAAAGGCGGTTTAAACAAAGACGGGGTGAAGTTGGAGGCCCCGTCCAAGAATCGCAGTTTCCCGCGCAAGTCGGATGGCTCGATGAAATGAACGCAGAGTTTGTCGAGCAGTTTCATTTCGGGGACAGCACCAGAGTTGCCTGTCCCGAATGTTCATTCGATAGGAAGAAACCCTACGCCAAGGACATGACCCTGACCCGCAAATCAGATGGGGCAGTTGTTTATTGCTGCCATCATTGCGGGGCCACGGGTTCAGTTCAAGCCAAGAAAGCACATTACAAAGTGGCAGCACTCCCAAAGATGACACTTGTCAAAAGCAGTTTACAAATCCATCACTATCAATGGTTGAAAGCACGGGGGATATCAGCAGCCACAGCAGATAAAGCAGGGTTATTCGCCGCAGAGAAGTTCTTCGGGAGGCTGGACAAGGTTCACGACTCCATCGGGTTCCCCTACTTCCGAGGAGGGGAGTTTGTCGGGGCCAAGTACCGCGCTATTCCAGAGAAAGATTTCACTCAAGATCAAGGTGGAGGGCAGGACTTCTTTGGCATCGACAATGTCATAGCGGGGCATCCCATCATCATCGTTGAAGGTGAGGTGGACTGTTTAACTCTGATGGAGGCGGGGATCGTCAATGCGCTGTCAGTTCCCACCGGGGCACCCCTCAAGGTGTCAGATGGAAAGATTGCCCCGTCAGAGGACAAGCGTTTTGGCTATGTATGGGCAGCGCGGGAAGCCCTTGAGGCTGCCCCTTACATTGTGTTGGCGACGGATCAGGATGTTCCCGGCCAAGCCTTGGCAGAGGAGTTGGCGCGGCGGATCGGCAAAGAGAAATGTCGGCTTGCCAAGTTCTCAGGCAAGGACTTAAACGATGTCTTCAATGATCCCACCAACACCACTACGCTGCGGGAGATCATCGATTCAGCGCAGCCTTACCCAATCTCAGGCTTATCTGATGCCGCCACCTACGCGGATCGTTTAAACGACTTGTATCAGAAGGGGACTGGCTCCGGGTTCTCGACTGGCTATCAGTCCATCGACACCATTTACACAGTAGCCCCCGGCCAACTGACCGTAGTGACCGGATACCCATCAAGCGGCAAGTCCAACTTCGTTGATCAGATCATGGTCAACTTGGCAAAGGGCAGCGAATGGAAGTTCGGCGTTTGTTCCTTTGAGAACCAGCCCGAGATTCATATCACCCGCCTCATGGAGATTTACACAGGCAAACGGTTCTTCGACGGCAAGCAGAGAATGTCGAAGGAAGAGGCAGATGAAGCATTGAAGTGGGTGAACGATCACTTCTTGTTCATTGACTCACAAGGCGAAGAACCCAACACATTGGACTCAATCCTTGACCGCGCCCGTATAGCAGTTAAACGCATGGGCATCAGAGGGTTGGTCATTGATCCATACAACTACATAGACCTGCCGAGGGAAAACTCCACCGAGACTGACGCCATCAGCCAGATGCTGACCCGTGTTCAAAAGTTCTGCAAGGCCCATGAGGTTCATACTTTCTTCGTGGCTCATCCGTCCAAGGTACAGAGGGCAGGTGTTGAGCAACCAAGGCCAGATGGAATGTCCATCTCAGGTTCGATGGCATGGTGGGCCAAGACTGACTGCGGCATCACAGTCCATAGGCAGAAAGACCATGTGGAAATAGCAGTCTGGAAATGCAGGTACAGGTGGGTCGGCACCCAAGGCGAGACCACTTTGCTTTACAACAAGGTGGCAGGAACTTACGCCGAAAATCTGGATAAGTTTTAAGAAGCGCCCGCCACGGATCGCCCGCCACGGATCGGGCTACTCCTTTCC